GTCCTGCGACGTAGCCTTGCCACGCTTCATACGCCACCAGGTGACCAGAGCGGACTGCTTGTGCGGCCTGCCGAAGGTGATGACCACGTGCCAAGCAACGGCGGCGAGGAGCGGCCACAGCGCGAAGATAGGGCTACCTCCACCCCACCACGCGATCACGCCCATGAGGCTCGCCATGGTCCACACACCGGCTTCGTATCGGTTGAAGCCTTCGCCCCTGGTCATGTGCCGCAAGGACAGCGCACCAAGGATCGCAAGCCACGCCTCGAAGACGATCACAGCGGAGATAGCCGCATCAACGGAGGTGAGCCCAATGTGCTGGATAGCAGTGATCGTGGCGTGCGCGCTCAAGTTGGTGGCCGCGAGCGCGACGAGCGCGACCGCGCTCATGAGCGTGATGCGCAGACGCGCGTCTGCGCGCGCGCCTGATGCGCGCGCATCGGCCTTGCGTTGCGCGCGCGCTTCCATGTCGGGGCGCTTGATCTCTCCCCAAATGCGCGCGCGTTCCCGTGCGCGCTCGCGCGCGCCTTGCGCGGTGCGCCAGAGAATGAGCGAGAGCATGAGCGCGCCGAGCGCGCACGCGCTCATGAGCGCGCCTGACGGTGTTGACGTAAAATCGTTCATCATGAGTCCTTCATCTTGGGGGACTCCCACCATAGCACGAAAGAAAGCGGGTACCCCCTGGGTGCCCGCTTTCTTTCACCGTACGGAACTCACGCCTAGCTTTCACTGCCAGCAGGCACCTTATAGACCGGTTCCGAACTCTTTATCAATTATCAGTGCCAGAACGCCAGCACGACCGCGATACGAATCGCGATGAAGACCGAAGCAAGAACCACGGTTACGGTGGTGAGTACTCGATACGGCTTGTTGATGTCCTTGAGATCGATCAGCCACGGAACCCACATGAACCCGAGCATGAAGTACTTGGCACACAGCGAGGTCAGATCAGGCGTTTCCCACCAGAGCATGAACGCGATTGTGAACAGCCCATACAAGAAGGCTGCCGAAGCGGTCCCGCTTCGCCGGTTGTCGCCTTCCGGCTGCCTGCCGATCAAAGCGAAGTTGAACGCGCCAATCAGCAGGTACAGCGTGGTGTGCACAATCAGAATCGCAGTGTCCATCTTTCATCCTTTCGTCGTAATTGCGTGGACCGTGTCGGATTCGAACCGACAACCCTCTGCTTGCAAAACAGACGCTCTACCGTTGGAGCTAACAGCCCTAGGGAGAACAAGCCTCGCGAAGACTCACCCTCCCAGATGTTTGGAGATGTGGTACACCAAAACCACATGACGGCACTTAACCCGCCTATACCAACGTCGCGACATCCGGCGTCCCGTACACCGTGAGGGATTCGAACCCCCGACCCGCTGTTTGTAAGACAGCCGCTCGTTCCACTGAGCTAACGGTGCTTGCGTCTGCTAGACGTTGACGATGCGCCCTCCATAAGCAAATCCTCATGTGCCTAGCAGACTCGCGCGTTCCCGGGGACTCGAACCCCGCACCTCCATTACCTGGTGCTCTGCCAACTGAGCTAGAAACGCTACCCCGAAACCACTCGGGGCCTTTGTATCCGCATCGGGAGCTACCCGACCGAACCTGAGTCCGTGACGCTGGTTAAGCGCTGTCGACTTATGGTGTACGGACTAAACACACCGTAGCGAGTGCAGGATTCGAACCTGCGGTCTTCAGTTTATGAGACTGACGAGGACAACCGGACTCCTCTAACCCGCTATGTGCCGGACCGAAGTCCGGACTTGATACTACTTGACTTCGATGGTCTTCCGCGTGGCAATTGCCCCGTGGTCACCGCTGGCGTAACCTGCGCTGTCGCGATTTTCAGCGCTAGCCTTGAGGATGGCATCCATCTGGAGTTGCTTGCACTGGTTACATGACGCGTGATTGTACATGAAAGTCCAGGTCATTTTGCATCCTCTGTCGTTGTTCTTTCTTGCGATGTCCTAAGCCTAACAGGTATCCCCGATGCTGTCAACACCGGGGTACCCCTGAACGTCTCCGCAGATCAGACCAGGTACCACAGGTACTTGGTGCCTTCGGTGTTCTCCATCCGAACCTTCCCGTCACTCTGGAGACGGCGCAGCGAGGTGTACACGTTCGCTTCCTTCTCTTTGAGTTCCGAGGCGAGCTGCGGCTTCGACAGCCCTTCCGGGTTCTCGGCGAGCAACTGGAGGATAGTAGCGTTCCGCTTCGCCACCGCGGCGGACATCGGACGGCCGCGCTTGGGCTCTGGCTGCTCGACCTCCGCGTCATGCCCCGGTCCGGCGTCCTCCGTCTCTTCGATGAGGTCGTCAAGCGTCAACGACTCCGGTCCCGGGCCCAAATCCACGGCGTGGATAAGCGAAGCCGCTTCCGCAGCGGCAGCCTTCATCGCTTCGAGGTCAGGCTTCGGCTCCGCCACCGGGGTGGGCGTCGCACGAGGCGCAGCCTTGGGCGCAGGCTCTTCGGCCTTCCGCTGCATTTCCGCACGCTTGGTGAAGGCGTTCTTCGGCTTCTGTCGATTCGTTGCCACGTACATGATGGTACCTCCAAAGAGTGAAAGGGGCTCCCAGTTGGGAGCCCCTTGGGTGTTCTAGAAACCGGGGTCGATCGTGCTGCCACCGGTCATAGCGGGAGCGCCGCCACCGACCGGGGGGAACTCGGTAACCGCGATAGCGCCGTCACGCGGAGCGCTGAAAGACCAGCTCACCTCGACCTGAGGGTTGCCTTCGCGGTCCATCTTGACCTCGTTGTTCTTCCGGTTGTCCGTGGCAACCTTGGTCTTTGCCGTCACGGTCTTGCCGATGATCGCACGCGCCACCTGGTCAAGGGTGGGCCGGTGCTGCAAGACGGTTTCGTCCGTGATGCCGAACGCCTTCATGTTCTGCATGAAGATGTTGATCGTCTTCTCGGTCTGGTAAATCTTGTGGTAGAACGTCGTCGGACGCTTACCGGCGTGCTCGCCTTCGGTGATCTTGAGTCGAGTCTCGATGAAAGCGTTGCCGTTCTGGTTCTCCCCGGCTTCGGCCGACTCGATCCGGCACTGGTAGACACCCACGGGGGCGACCTCAGTGTGTCCGTTCTCCTTCGCCTTAGCGACCAGGACATCCCACGGGACAGTAGTCATGTTCTGTGTTCCTTACTCCGGCACGAAGCCGGGGAAGATTTGGCCCATCATCTTCGTGATGTTGGGGTTTTCAACGGTGTTGTTCTCGAACCGGTCTTCGAAGTGCGAACCGGTGATGTAGTTCGGGTTCGGCTTCACCATGAGCGAGCGAACCAACGGGCTGTCAGCGGCAATGATGCCATCCGCGTTCGGGACCTGCTTGACCGTGAGGCAAGCCGTGGTGTTCATCCAGTAGGCGATGCCCTTTCGAAGCGCGCCCTCCATGTTCGGTACGTACTTGCCGTCCGACCGAAGGTCACCTTCGGCAGTGAACACCGCGACCCGGAACGGGTTGCGCACGTCCTTCACCATGTCACGGAACCGCTGCACCTTCTCGGACATGCGGGTCAGGAGCTGACCCCAGTCCGAATACTGCTGGTTCCCGGACTGGAAACCGGGCAGCGCTTCTTTGCAGCGTTTCTGGAGTTGCGTCACCGAGTCGACAACGATCGACTGGAACGGGTGGTCAGGCTGGATAGTCCACCCGATGACCTGCTCGACGGTTTCCCATCGGAGCACGTCGACCACGCAGATGTCCCAAGTCCCGTCCGCCTTCGGTGGCGCTTCCTTGGGGTCCCACCACACGACGCGGTAGGGCTGGTTCGGGTTGTTGGGGTTCTTACGCCCCTCGAACGCGTTCCAGCTCCCCTCCGCGTCGAGCGCGAGCACCGGCCCGGGGCAGCTCGCCCCAAGCGTCGACTTGCCGCGCTTAGTTTCGGCGTAGACGAGAAATGTCGCGTTGTGTCGCGGGTTTCTGTCTTGTGTCATTGCATCCTTTCCCTTTGTCCTAGGTCTGAATTATATCATGCGGCGTAGCGGGCAAGCGGGTCACGCTCGCTGAACTCCTCCCGCACCATGTCCTCAGCTCGTGACCCGTCATCGAACATTGGGCACAGCGTGAAGAACTGGCACCGCCAAGAACAGGTGTCGTCAGGGCTCGGCTCAGCGATGTGCGCCTGCTCTTCGACCGTGGCGTCTTTGAGCAACGCCTCAAGTTCGAAAATCTTCGTGATCTTCCGCTTCATGTGCAGTTCGTACGAGGCGATCTGGTCGTCGTTGTGGTTTACCTCGAACCGGTCATAGAACGGCGGTTTCGCCTGCTTGCCGCGCTTGACCTTTTTAAGGACGTTGTACAACGCGCCGTCGCTCCACGTGCCAGCCGGTTGCGTCATGCGTTCCAGCCACGCGTAGTGGAGCATCTGCGGGTTCATGTGCAACGTACTCAGCGCGGAGGTGAGGCTAGCTGCCGTCTTGTGGTCAACGAACTTCCGCGCGCCGTCCATCAGCCGAAGCACGCGAGCGTCCAACTTGCCGACGACTTCGAACTCACCGAACCGCTCCACGATCTCAGGCGCGAACTCCGAACCGCGAACCGACACGATCTCCTCAATCGCGGTGAACTCGATACCGGCATCGACGCCGGACTCGGCAACCCAATCGGCGTAGCCTTCCAGCATCGCGCGTTCGAGTTCACAGTCCTTGTCAAAGGCTTTGGACACCTCCACATCGGGATACACACCCAGTTCGGCGCAGTTCTCCAGATACGCCTGCCAGTCGGCATCCTGGGCGGCCTTGAGTACATCAAGGTACGCCTCAGGGTTCGGCCCGTAGAACGCCTCCAATCCGGTGTGCACGCGACTGCCGGACCGGAGCGGCCCCGAAGGGTTGAGCGCGACCGGCGACAAGCGTCTGTAGTCACTCAACCACCACCTGCGAGCACAGGCGAACGTCTTAAACTCACTCTGGCTGAATCTTCGCACGTTCCCTCTCCTCCTTCACTTCGGCCTCGTACCTCGGTGCCCAGCGTTCCACGAACGTTCTGAGGTTCGCGATGCGCTTGCGTTTCTTCTCTTTGGCGATGTACTCGGGCGTTGCCCGTGGGTCAGAGTAGTTCATGCTCGGTGGCATCAGTCCCCCATCAATCCGGTTGCTTCGATCCGGGCCGCTTCCGCGTCCAGATCATCGGTGGTCTTGCCCAGCGCGAGGAGCTTAGCGCGGTCGCGCACGATCTCCTCAAGCCGTTCCGCTTTGTCGTACAGTCTTTCGAGTTGCGTCTCTTCGATCGTGCCAGCGGCCACCAGGTCGATGATCGTCACCTTGTCATGCACTTCGGAGCCGATGCGGTGGATGCGATCGACGCCCTGGTTATTGTCGATGGCGCTCCAGGATCGTTGAAGCCGAACCATGGTGTCAGCGCGCGTCAGATTCAGCCCGACGCCACCGGCTTTGTAGGTCAGCAGGATGTAGTCGATCTTGCCATCCTGGAACGCCTGCACTGCTGCGTCACGCTCATCCCCTGACACGCCACCGGTCACCCGAGCGAACGGGATACCGGCATCGGTCATCCGCGTGGCCGCGAGGTCGATGAGCTGCCGGTGCTCAGCAGCGATGACCATGGGCTTGCCCGGCTCGTCTTCGATGATCGACATGAGTTCATCGATCTTCGAGGATTTCGGGCTGTCGGTAAGCGACACGATCCACGTGGCGGGGTCCTCAGGAGTCTCCCCCTGGTCGACCTCACAGTATGCGGACGCGAATTGCAGCAGTCGGGTCGCCCCCGCAAGGTTCCCGTTGGCGACGAGAACCGTTCCGTCCTCAAGCACCGTGACGAGCCGTTCGGCAATGTCCTTGTACGCCTTCGCCTGCTTGGGGCTCATCTCGACATCGCGTCGCATGAACACCTTGTCGGGCAGCTGCTTGAGTACATCGGCCTTGATCATGCGGCGGAAGTGCGGGTCAAGGATCTTGAAGAACTCCTCTTTCGTCTCGGGCTTGAGGCCGACAATCGACATGCCGCCGAAGTGGTTGTACTCGATCCGGGCGTAACGGTCGATGAAGGCGGACTTCGAAGGGAACACGTCAGGCGCGATAGCGTGCCCGATCGACCACAGGTCACCAGGGTGGTTCGCCACCGGCGTACCTGTGAGCGCCCAGCGGTATTCGACAGTCGGACCGTGAAACACGTTCCAGATAGCGCGCGTCTGCAAGGCGTTCGGGTCCTTCACCCTGTGTGCTTCATCGAGTACGCACACCTTGAACGGGATGCGGTTCAGTTCCTTTTCGTGTACCTCGCAAGCGGACTCTTTCAAGTCCGGTGTTCCCGGCTGCGTCTTCGTCTCGCACTCCATACAGCGCTTGAGGCGCGTCGAACCGTAGGGGGACAGACGGGAATGCAACTTCATCGCTTCGATGTTCACGATGATGACAGCATTGTCGGCTTCGGCTGCTTCGTTGATCTGCACGCGGCGCTTCGCAGCACTGCCCTGAATGACAAACGGGTTCGCCTCAGGAAGCCACCGCTTGATCTCGCGTTCCCAGTTCCGTTTCAGGGAGTTGGGGCACACGATGAGCGCGGGATACCCGTGTCCCTTAATGTCCGCTACACGAATAGCTGCTAGGGTTTGTAGGCTTTTGCCTGTTCCCATCTCGCATCCCATTAGGGCACTCTGCGCATTTACGAGGAAATCGCGTCCAGGGACCTGGTACGGATACAGGATGTCATCGTGGTCGTTGGCGAACTCGGAAACACCGTCAAGCTCCAACGCCTCACGCAGTGACAGCACTTCGTTACGGCGTTCCCGCTCCGAACGCGCCCAAGCGGCAAGCTCCGGTTCGACCACGATCCGATCCCCGAACAACTCTCGCAGCACGATGCACGCGGCATACGACTTCGGGAGCGTCCAGCGCTTCGCCTTGCGGTCCCATTTCTTGCCGGGGATCATCTTGATCTGATAGGAGTCATTCCACAGCGTTTCGTCGGGTTCCCCGTTCGCCTTGCGGCTGAACAGGGTGATCCGGTCGTCTTCGCCTAGCTCGGCATAGATCTCATTCATCCTTCATCCTTCCGTCGTAGGTTCCATCTTAGCATCCCGTACCAGTTCTGACCAGCGGGGATAGTCCACGTCCTTGAGGAGCGCGAACGCCTGTCGAGCGGCGTCGTTGGCGTGGCGCATCCCAGGCGTTGACCACCCGATAGCTTTCAGCATGTCGTCGGAAGCGAACTTGAGGTTTGCCTTCGCGTACTGCCGCACCTCCGGCATACATTGGATCGCCGCTACAGCCTTGACCATACCCGTCACTTCGAGCGCGTCTGTCTGTTGCGAGAGCTTCGCGGTTTTTGGTGTGATGATGAACCGCTCAACTGCGGCATGGCAGTAACCGCCGTAATGTGCTGTTGCGAGATGGAACAGCCCGTTAAGCACGTATGGCATGTGCTCCACGCGAACCTGCATCGCCTGCGTTTCAAGCCCTGGCTTCGTCGATCGATCTGTGCTGTAGATGTAGATACCGGTTGTCTTTCCGGGGTCGAACCCGATCACTACTCGATTAGACATCCTTCTTTTCCGCCCATCTCTTAGCTGTTGCCCCGCCCGCTGTGAGCGGCAGCGACAACAAGGTGTCGTCGTTCATCACGTCTTGCATGGTGGTGATCGCGTCCGGAACCATGTCGTCTGGAACATCGGCGATAGCCTCATCGTGAACCACCAGTGCGAGGTATTCCCCCAGTCCAGCCGCGTCAAGTTCCAGGAGTTTCATCTTCATGATCTCGGCTGCAACGCCTTGAATCTGGTGGTTCACGAGCTGGTAGAACAGGTTCGGGTTGTGTTGCTGGAATCTCCGCCCCGTGAGTGGGGACCTCACATACCCGATCCCCTCATCTCGGTATCGCTGCGAGGCGAGTCGTTGAATGGCCTGCTGGTGCTCAGGCACTCCGGCATACACTCCGTTGAAGTCAACGGCAAGCTTCTCAATCTCCGCAAGCGGGCGTTTCGTTGTCGTCGCCAGCTTGTCATTACCAGCTCCGTACAACGTGGCGTAGGTGTAACCCTTGGTGAGGTCACGTTCCGGACTTTCCTTGGTAATCGACTCATCTTGATAGATTTTCTTTGTAAGCGTCACGAAAAAGTCTTCGTCCGCGAGAAACGCTTCGTACAGACCGGGGTCTTTCGAGAAGTGCGTCATGATACGCAGTTCGATTTGGTCGAAGTCGAACAGCAACAGCGTGTGACCAGGTGAAGCAACGATGCAGTTGCGCGCGATCATGCTCAGCGGGTCCGACTTTTTCGCCTTCGTTAGCTGCTGCAAGTTCGGCTCGGACATCGACATGCGCGAAGTCTTGACCCCGAACGCTCCGGCTTTCTGCTCATTGAACCCAAGCGGGTTGATCGACGGGTGGATACGACCGTCGTACTCCGAGTACTGCAAGAACCTCTTGAGGTACACCGAGTTGATTTTCTCCGCTTTGGACCGGTGCTGCAAGAGCTTCACCAACGGGTGGTCGATGCCTTCAAGCGCGAACTTGTCGAGCGACCACGCGCCTTCTCCGGTCCGCTTCCAGAGCGGAGCCTTGTCGGCAAGCAGGCGATCAACCACCTGCTGCGCCGAACCGAGGCTCACGCCGAACTCGTCATGACCGCGTTTGGTCAAGTCTTCATGTAGCTGCGTCAGTTCGTCGCGGCGATCCTGGGTGTACTCGCGGTCGCAGGCGACGCCCTTCATCTCCATACGGTCAGTGAGATTCCCCGTGGCTACCTCAAGGTCATAAGCCCTGGAAGCGGTGGGCAGGACGTTCGGCGCGTGGTGCTCCCAGAGTCGCACCGTCAGCACGGGGTCGAGCGCACCGTAAATCCAGTACACGGAGCACGGACCGGTAGCGGTGATCGGGATGGTTCGCCACGTGTAGCCGCCCGAGTGCATCACCGCGTCGAGCTGCGACTGCATGGCAGCGGCGCGCGCGTCGATGTGCTTGGCGCATTGCTGCTTCAGGCCGATCGACACAGTTGAGTCCGCGATGTGCGCGAGTGGCATCGTGTCGTCCACCAGGTGTGCAGGCACGATGATGCCGATGTTCGACAGGTGCCGAACGTCGAACCACGCGTTGTGGCCCACGAACCTGCCCATACGCGACCATCGCGCCACGATCTCTTGAATCAGTCCGTACCAGCGATCAACGGGGATAGCCCACCCCTGGAACCGGTCACCGAACTGCACAAGTCGCGGTCGGTCAAGGATCTTGTCGAGTCCGGTCGTCTCACAGTCGAAACCGAGGTGAGAACAGGTGAGCCCCGAAAGCCAGTTGAGGCAGTCGTTCACGTCCTCTATCGTCTCGACTAGCGATAGGTTTACGCCTTCGAGCATCTTTAGTCCTTTCATCTTGGGTCTTGAAACGGGGGCACCGAAGTGCCCCCGTGTACGTGCCTCTAGCTTACCGCATTGGCAGCCGCTCGGCTAGCCAGGTATAGCGGGAACGTGACCGGCCACAGCGCGGCAATGCCGACCGTAACGAGCAGGTCACGCCAGATCTCGTCCTCTTCTGTGTTGCGATGCTGGGAGTCGGGCATGGAGCCCATAACGGTAGCTACGGTGCTGTACAGGATGACTCCCGCACCGATAGCGAACAGGGCGTAACCAAGGACAAAAAGGGCAGACCAAAACACGGCGGATTCCTTGCAGAGCTTGCGGACGGTACCCCAAGCATAGGGAAGCCCCGACGCCGTAGTGACATCGGGGCTCACGCGTTATTCAGCTTCACCGTTCACGATCGCTCGGATATCCTCCGCATACAGGCGGGTCTGGCCGCCCGGAGTCTTGATCCCCCGGAGCCTGCCCAGGGTCACCCAACGTGTGACTGTCTTCGCGTCAACTTTCAACGCCTTCCCGACCTCACTCGGTGTCATGAGTTCCTTGGTTTCGCTCACGTCGTCCCTCCTTGTGTCTTCGACATGCACGGAATGCACAGGTCTGCCTG